TTGCAGAATTGGTTGAGCACGAACCCTTCTGTAGAGCAGATGTTCACTCCACAAGAGATGGCTCTACTTCAAACGCCGGCGACAACCCTTGACGAACTGGCGAGCAAAAAAGAGCTTGTTTTTGGCCGGAGAGAAAAGCACAAGTGGAACGGTATTACCAAGCAGTGGGAGTGGACAGGCTGGGACCGTACGCGGGGTGAAGCCGTTCCTCCGACTGCGGCCGACGGGCCTGCTGCACAGGCTGCGATGGCAGCAGCGGCCCAGCAGTCTGTGACTGAAGCAACGCCCAAAAACCCGATCGAGGCTGTGCTGCCTGATCCAGCTCCGATGCCGGTCGAAACGCCAGCGGCACCAACGACCAGGCCTGTTCGTAAACCGCGAGTTAAAAAACCAGAGGACCCCTTGGACGCCGCCATCCGCGCGGTCAACGCTTCGTTACGTAGAGAGAACATTCGTGGAGAGCAGCAGCTTTCTGACATTGTAGACACAGCCTTGTCAGGTGTTTCGTCCACAGAAGCACGTCGACTTCTGCGACCTAAACCAAACCCCGGCGTTCAGGATCTGACTGTGGCATTTCAGCCTGACGATACAGTGCTGAATCCTGTCACACAAAGGACCACGAAGGCAGACCCAGAGCTTGAGCGGTTGGAAGCTGCGATTAGACCTCGGCAAGAGGCAATGCAAGCTGAGCGTCGGGCCGCACAGGAGGCTGCCAAACAGGCGGCAGCTGCACGGCGGATGGAAAACAAAATTGATACGCAGAGAGGGTCTGCAGCTCGTGCTGTTGCTGCTGAGCTTCGGCGTGAGCAGGCTGACTCTGCCTCGGATGCAGCTTTGGCTGCACAGATTAACGCCACACAGGCACAGCGAGGTGTGGATGATGCAGTTGAGACATTGGTTGGTGGTTTGACACCGACCGAAGGCCGGCAACTTGCGAACAGCCGGTTGAGATTGAATTCGGCAGAATACAACCAAGTGGATCCGGTGCAGCGGCGAATTGCTCTGCGAAGAGCCGGCTGGACAGACGAGCAGATTCAAGCACTGAATCTGGGTGGGCCTTCAACCCAACCCGTCACGTACTCTGACTACAACCAAGTGGATCCGGAAATCACTATCCACCCACGATCGGTCTCCATGACGGCAGACCGTCGACGGCTTATACGGCCGATGCGGGGGTTTGCGGCTAAAATTGACGGGGAGTGGGCGGTCCCTGCGATGGCTGAGCAGAGTGACTATTGGCCCGTCTATTCCACTCCAGAGCAAGCCCGAGACGCAGCGTTGCAGATCGTCGAAGGTATGCGGCAGTCTCGTGCCAACCAAGCCAGTGCTTTTGCGCCGTCGACGCCTGCGATACCTGAAAGACCGATGTCCCCGGTTGGCATGGTTGCTTCTCCAGAGCAAGCATCTGCTGTGTTTCCTGAAGAAACCGTTCGCGCCCCGAACGCGTATGGACGGATTGACATGTCTTTCCGAGAGCCGCAAGGCCTCACGGGAAACATAGTGTTCGGGTCTCAGGCAAACCCGGCAACGGCTCCACACGAGCTGGTGCATTGGCTGCGGGGGGATGTGTTTGCAAATCAAAACATGGTTGGCAGCATGCAGCAAAAAGCAATCGAGGAGCAAGTCGCAGACGCCATCGAAGCAGCACTGCTGCAGGGCGTCAACACGTCGTCTCCAGCTCTGCAAGGCCCTCTGTCCCGTTTGCAACGCAACATGCAAGACGCCTACCAAAGCGGTGGTGCGATGATGCCTCAGAGGCTGATGCAGGCGTCTCCGCGTGCACGGCAGACCTTTGGGGAGCTGTTTGGTGTGACACGCTCTCGGTCGCCACTTGACAGGTCTGAGCTGCCGTCTCTCATGAGTCCGATTGGGCAGTATCTCTTGCAGCAAGCCGCCGGTCGGTTCAATCAGTACGGTGGGGTGCAGTGATGCTCACACAGAAAGACCTCACACTGGCGTTGCAGGCGGCTGCCCGTTTGCAGCGCAAGCAACAAGACGCCTTCTCTGTGTTTCGCCCTGCGAAGCACCAAGAGCCCGTGATCACTTGCGATGCGACTGAAATCCTTGTACGAGGAGGTACGCGGTCTGGCAAGTCCATGATTGTCGCTGCAATCATCGCAGCGTATCTACTCGACAGGGAGATCGTATTCCACGACGGGACGCGTGTTCGGGTTCGGGAGCCTGCTTGGCAGAACCGCCCAGTCGTCGTGTGGATGATCGGCCTGCAGCTCAACCACATTGGTCAGACCTTGTACCGTCTATTGCGGATGCCGGGGGCATTCGACGTGGTGGTCGACGAGAAGACAGGGGCTATCCGGGCGTGGGCTCCCGGTGTTGTTCCCGGAGACGAAGATCTCGACCCCACCCGTCGCATGCCTGGTCCTGCATTTATCCCCGACGATATGGTCGTCAGTGAAACGTGGGAGAACCGCGGCGAGCATAAACTGACGTCGATGACTTTGCGAAACGGGAGTGTTGTTTACGCCTATGCGTCCACCGCGAAGGTGAAACGCGGCGACCCCGTGAACCGTATCTGGATCGACGAAGAAATTGAAAATGACAATCACTACCCAGAATGGCAAAGCCGATTGTCTGACCGTGCTGGCCGCCTGTATTGGTCTTCTTGGCCGGACCCAAATTGCAGCGCATTGGCAGACCTGTACGCACGAACGACAGAAGACATGGACGCAGTCGCTCGCGGAGAAAAACCGCGGGCGGATTTCGTGAATTTTCAGTTTGTTGGATCGAAGACGCCGTTCATTGCACAAAGACAGAAAGACTTGCGAAGAGCCGGCTGGACTGATGCGCAGATTCGAGCTCGCGACCTCGGAGAGTTTTCGACGCACCTCACGGCCGCATACCCTGAGTTCAGTACGACTAAGCACGGAATCGGGCTGCAGGTTTCAGCAGAAGACAGAGTCGCTGTTGCTCTCCGAGAGAACAACTGGAACGCCCCTTCTGACTGGACCGTAGACTTGATCTTGGACCCGGGTACACAAAGACCTGCACTATTGTGGGGTGCCGTACCGACCCCGGATTACTGGGATGACGGAGAGCCGTATTTTGTGATATACCGAGAGCTCGCAGTCGAACGGATTGATGCTCGTGAGATTGCCAGGAGAGTTCTGTTTGCTGACAAGCACCGAGTATATCGCCGGTTCATCATCGACAAGAAGGCCGGAGAGCAGACGCCTATGGGCCACAACCTACGAGTGATGTCGCACTACAGCCAGCACTTCTTGGCGCAAGGTCTCTCCTGCTACACCACAGGATCTCACTTCCAAGTCGCGGACCCTGTGTGGATCACTCGATCAACCGCTCTTCGTGGTTGGATGCGAACGGACCGTCCGTGCGGTCGCCCACAGCTTCGAGTCGTGTTGCACACATGCCCTCACCTCGTACGACAGCTGACCCGCACCATGCGAGCTGTTCACAAGGATGATGTCAAGGAGAGGCTTGCAGACGGTCAGATTCACGACGTGCTGGATTGTGGGGAGTACTGGGCCGGCAGCCACCCAGCATATCAACCACACCCTGTCGCCGCGCAGGCGGGCGATCCATGGGTGGCCGCGTTCGAGAGAGAAACGAAGTACTTTGACGGCTTGGCAGCGTCTCGTAAACGTGGTAGAATCCGAACTGGTGTCCTCCTCGGAGCTCCTGATTAAGGTGTACCATGAAGCTTGGTGATCTGTACCGCGAGGTAGTTGTTGAAGGGAAAAAACTCCAAGTTGCCTTGGGCGACTCTGTGTTTTGGTGGCCCAACGCCGTTGTCACAGAACCAATGCAGGTCGCGACGGTGACTGCGATTGGCGAGGACGGTTTGGTCGACCTGATCGTTTTCAGCGGGCACGACCAATCCGCTCGTATGACCCGGTATGCAGGTTGCCGGTTGTACGGCGACCCTGCTTTGCAGACAAACGATTTTGTGCGACAGAAGGGCTGCTGGGCGCCGCGCGGTGTGTACAAATTCATGAACCTTCGTGACTGAGTAGACAGCCATGGTCACTTTGCAGGACATTCAAAACTTTCTGCTACAGCCACTGGTCACACAGTGGTTCGTACGATTTCAGGCTGCACAGAAGTCTCGTGAGCGGTTTGACAAAGTAGCTCGAATCTGCCGGCACTTCATGGGCAACTCGCCGAACGCGATGTGGCAGGATGAGTTTCGCAGCGAGTTCTACCCAGACCTTGCGCAGCCAACCATGCGAATCAGCTTGAACAGGGCTGCCGACCTTGTTGCGATCATAGGCCCCGGTTTGTTTTGGCGGCACCCTTCTCGGCAGGTCATGGTTCGCTCTAAGCCAGATCAAACGGTGTACGCTCAAGCACTGGGCGTCAACAACCCAACGAGCCTAGAGCAGATTCAGCAGCAACAGCAGATGGAGGCAGCTCTCAACCAAGTACGAGCGGACCTGTGCCAGAAAGTCCTCGAACACATCGTCGAAAAGCACCCCGGCGGCGTTGTCCGAGACATTCAGATGGCAATTCAGGACGCGCTGGTGACTGGTCGGGGATTACTGTGGACGGAGACGTTTGCCGATCCAGTTACTTCGCAGCCACGCGTTGGCACGTTTCACGACACGGTAGACAATCTGTTTTTGGATCCGGACGCCAAAGACCCCACGCTGCGTGACGTGCGGTGGTGTGCACGCCGACATGTCGAGCCCATCAGCGTGGTGGAGCGCAGGTTTGGGTACCCACCAGGATACCTCGCGGATCGGGGCACAAGTGTCAGTTCCGAGTATCGTAAGCTGCAGGAGAGCACCGCGCAGCAAAAGGTCTATGAAGACCAGATGGAGTGGTATGAGGTGTGGTCGCGGTGCGGCCTTGGTGTCCGGACAACGGGCGTTCGTGCAGACTTGGGGCAGGCGTTAGACGCGCTGTCAGGTGACTACTGCTACTTGGCCCTGTCGATGAACGTGCCGCACCCTCTCAACCTGCCACCACCGGTTGTGAAGGAAGGAACTGCAGACATGATCCGAGGCTGTTTGTTGTGGAGAACAAGCCGCTTCGGGGCCGTTTCTGAGCTGTGGAAAGACCGGCGATGGCCTTTCGAGCAGATCGATTTCTACCCGATCTCGAACACGGTGTGGCCGATGGCTCCATTCACGCCCGGTCTTGGCGCTTTGTTGGCGATGAACCTGTTGTTGGTCACCATGCTGGAGCTGTCGTGGGACCGTCGCCGAGATATTATCGCAGCACTTGAGCACGTCGTTGGGGACGTGCAGGCCGCCATTCAGAGCGAACAGAACCCAGCTTTCATCAAAGTCAACAGCGCCGCCGGTTTGCCACTTGACCAAGTCGTGCAGTTTATCCGGCGTCCTGAGGTGCAGGGTGACCTGCTGGGGTGGATCCAGTATCTTGACAACCAGTTCAAACTGACCACAGGCCTTGATGACACGGCGTACGGTGTCAGCCAGCGACAGGCCCGTGTGACTGCCGACATCTCACTGAGGCAGCAAGCAAGCCAAGTTCGCCCTGAGAAGATGGCACAGGATGTTGCAACCGCGGTGAGAAACATCGGCAAGAAAGAGCTCTGGCTGTCTGCTCAGTACATGGCCGGTCCAGGGCTTGCCGGATTGCTCGGCGATTGGGGCGCGATGTGCTGGGAGCAGCTTGTGCGGTCCATGCCATTCGACCGAATGATTCAAGAAGTGGACGTCTCGGTTGAAGCGACAGACATGGCACGTCCGGACCGCGACCGCGACATCGCACAGCTCGAAAAGATCGCGCCGTTCTGGCTGCCGGTGCTTCAGCAGTACGCCGGACAGACGGGAAACACAGACCCGCTCAACGGGTTTATGCAGTTGTACGCATCTGCGATGCAGATCCGCAACATCGAGCCGTTGTTGATCGGTCCGTGGCAACCGCCGCAGCCAGACCCCGCCGTGCTGCAGATGCAGCAGCAAGCGGCTCAACTTGAGGCTGCAAAGACACAGGCAGACATCCAGAAAGCTGAAGCCGCTGCCCAGGATTTGCAGGCCCGAGCTGTTGGCAGACTGGTTGATACTCAGTACAAACAGCAGGGTATGGCACCGGCACAGGCCGCACGACTGCAGTGGCAGCAAACCGAACACATGCAGAGGTTGCAGCAGGCAGACGAGGTACACCTGCAACAGCTGATTTTTGAACAGGAACGCAACGATGTCCGCAAACAAACCCCCTCGATTCAAAAACGCACAGGATGAGATGCAGTGGATTGCGGTTCAGCGGGCTGGTGCTCCCGCAGTTCGAGCATTCAACAGCATGATCTCGCGTGGTGAGTCTGTGCGCATGGCGGCGATGCTGGCTGTGCGGAAAGCGCCAACAGCAGGCATCTGCGACCGCGTTTTGCACGCCAACACACCTTCAGTACAAGAGCAGTTTCGCGGCTGCGAGCCGATGTTGAACCTGTACCGCAACAACTACCGTAAGCTGACAGGCGAAGACTTGCCAGCAGATGCGGTTGTGTATCGAGGGCTTGCAAGGTTTCCAGGAGACCCCGCGGCTATTGTGACGCACAAGCACCCATTGGACTCTGTGAAACAGGCGATGCGTGACCGCAACTGCACGGTAGAGGGTGATTGGGAAATCCATCCCAAGCAGCAAGCACCCGTCGTGCGGCAGGACCGCATGTCTGAGTACGCTATGCAGCACATCCAAGAAGTGTACGCTCAGACTGGCGAGTTCGACGGGGTTGACCCTCGCGACGTTCGAGAGGAGATTCTACACCGCCACGCAGCTCCTGACGTAACAGCCGATCAGATGATGAAAGCCCCCGTCATCGACGACCCAGGAAAGCCCGGGTCGATTAAAAAGGCGGCGTCCAAGATCCCCTTGTTGCGAGAAGACTTATGACCGCAAAAATGCAAGCACTTGAAAAAACTCTGAGAGAAACCCTCGGCAGTGGGGAAGGGGTCGAGTACCTGCTTCAGCTGCTGAAAACGCTGGAAGCCACAACTCCGCCGCAACAGGTGCCTGAATCATGATCACGTTTGCAGACATGCTTGCGCACTTGGCGACTCAGTTGAACACGGTGTTAGCCGGTGCCTTGGAGGCAAAGGCGCACACCGCCGTGTTTAATGGGTGGTCTCGGCTGCTCAGCATGCACGCGTGGAACTATTTCGCTCGCTTGGGTGGACTGAACCTGTCTCTCAAGAGGGCGGAGGGTACTGTCAGTTTCACGGCGTCCACTCGCACCCTAACCCTGCAGGGTGCTGTGTGGCCTGCGGACATGCAGGCGTGGCACGTGAAAATCGATGGGACGTGGTTTCCAGTTTACAAGCGACTAAGCGACACTCAGTTGATATTGGTGTCGGGGCAGCACCCACCCAGCGACCTCACAAACGTGTCGTACGTGGCCCAGCAGGTGTTGTATCCGCTGTCAGACACGGTTGGTGATGTTGCACAGATCATCGAGAGCCGCAACGACTGGGTGATGCGTCGGCTCGACCTGCTCACAACGCAGCGGCTCCAGGACGGGTTTAATTGGAGCCCGGTAGTTCCGAACGTATACTCTCTTGTTGCATCGCCGCGGTTTCCGGGGCGGTGGTGTCTGTGGATCCCGACAGAAGTCAACAACGAATCGGTGCTGAGGTACGTGTACCAGCAGCGTGTGCCGGAGAGGGTTGTGGTTTTGGAGAAATCAGGAACCGCGTCTGTCAGCAACGGAGTGGTGACGTTCTCCAATGCAGTTGCAGTAGAGGAGTGGGTTGGTTGTGTCCTGCGGCTCAGCAAAGACACAACCCAACCATCCGGACTGTTCGGTGAGATCTCGGCAGGAGACGTTCGGTTTAACCGGTCACCGGAGTATCTGATTACGGAGTATCTGAGTCCCACATCGGTCGAGATCTGGGAGACCGGTGTGAGCAGGACAGCCGTTGCGTACAACGTGTCGTCTCACATCGACGTGGCAGAAGGTGCCATGTCGGTGTTGTTGCAGAAGCTGATTGAGTCTGAGATGGGCGCGAGGCCCGTTGGCGACCAATCAGAGCTGTTGGTTTCCCAGCGAAGAATCCAGCAGGCCACTGTTGATGCACTTACCGCAGACGCAAGGCTTGCCCCCTCAATGCGACCGGAGCTGCGGGAGTGGATGCGCTATCGTCTCGGTGACTTCGGTACCGTGCGGAGGACGTGATGGCAGTTTCGCCAGAGGCCAACATCCTGAATCGCACTGTCACCTTGATCAAGGCCTTGGCGACAGCGGGACAGCTTACGGCTGTTGCCGGAGAGCCAATTCGGTCCGTGCGCAGCGAGGCTGTGCAGGTGTGGAGAGTGCCCGAAGGCAGCCCGTCAAACAGGACAGCAGCTGGGTTTGCGAACTGCATCATGCCGGCCATTCGGGTTACGCTGCTGCCTGTTTCCGACACTGGAGGAGGCACAAACAGGCAGCATGACGAGCGAGTGCAGGTCGCGGTGCAGATCATAGACAACACACCGCACACACCAGCAGCGCAGTTCGTAACATACCAAGCTTGGGCCAACGAGATTCGCAAGGCGATTCTCGTTGTGCCAAACCCATTCTTGCAGGATTCAGATGTGACTGTGTATGATCCGTACTACTGCGGAGTCATGCAGAAAGTCCCTGCCGAGGCGAGGTCCCTGTTGGAAAACAGCCAACAGGTCTGTGTGCTGGTGTTTTTTGTGATAGTGCGGCACAACCGATGAGGGAGTGAGAAATGCCAGTGTCCGTTGGGGTGAGTGCTGCTGTCAGTATTGGTGGCAGCACGCAATGTTTCGCCCGGTGGGTGCCCGACGTAAACGTCGACCGGGTTGTCAACCCGGATGCCATTTGCGGCAATGTTGATCCAAACATTGAACGAATGGGAACGGGCGCTCGCCGCATCAGATTTTCGCTTGTGCACGACCTGACAATTCCGCTGCTTCAACAGCTGCTGCCGTTGGCCGGTTCTACGCTGGCAACGGGCACTTACACAGCCGACCAAAGCCTGAGTTTTGTCGAGATCGTAGTCAACGCGGTAGGGGCCGTTCACCGATACCAAAAATGCTACCTTGACCAGCTGCTGATTCGCGGGCAGATCGGCACGCTGCCTGTTCAGGTAGAGTCGACTTGGGTTGCTCAGGACGAGGTCGAAGACTCCTCATACGTCTTCACGGCCGGGACGGTGAAAAGACTGTTTCCGTTTTCTGGAGGAGTGACTGCGACTCTGGCGGCCGGCGCGTTTGACCTCGACAGATTTGTTTGGGTTGTGCGTCGCAACCTGGTATCGAGCTTTAACGGAGCCGTCACCTTCAGTGACATCGGTCAGGGGTCGCGACAGGTGCTGATGGCATTTTCAGTCCCATATACCGCGGCAAATAAAGGGCACTACTGGACGTACCGTGACAGTGCTGCTGGTGCTGCGTTGTCTTTGGCCGTCACAAACGGTACAGACACCTTCACCATCAACATGCCGAAGGCCGTGAACAACCCACAGGCACCACCCATTCAGGGCGCATCCGAGGAGATTCGACTGCCTGAGACGTGGATAGCTGCTCGGCAGACGACGGTTCCGGTATTCAACGTCGGAGTGGTATCGCCGTGATTCCTCCTGAGATCGATGACGGTTTCACCGTCGACGTCGGCTTCTGCTGCTACAGGCCGATGCTGTGCGCAGACAAGCAGAGTGTTTTGCGGGAAGTCACAGCCAACCCTGCAGCCTGCCTTCGATCAGTACTTCGGCCACCGTTCGTGTTCGGTTTGGATGCTGAACGGGTTCATCGATACTTGGCAAATCTGCCAGAAGAACAGGATCATCAGGTATCCCATCTGCTGCTCTCTGTCTTCCGACAGACGCGAGAGCAGGAAGCCGATGCGTGGGGTCGACTGTTTGACACTGTTCGACTGCAGATAAGTAAGCCACGCCTATCTGAGCTTAGCTGTGACACCTGTCGAAGGTACTCTGTTGACCACAGCAGTGGCGAGCTGTACTACAGTGCAAGTGGTGACCGGGTTGACCTGCCACTAGGGACTCCGGTACCATGCCAGACCCGGCAGGGGTGCGACAAAGGATCGTATGCCAACCCTATCGGATTATCGGTCGAACAGTTTGCCAAGACGTGGCGGCATTGGTGGCGGTACGGCGCCAACACACCAAAGCTGTTGCAGCGGTGTTCTACGTTTGCCAGAAACTCGATGACCATAAATTGGGTTGTGCATTATGGCGGTGATCGACGATTTAATCCGTTTGCTCCAGCAGACAGCCGGCCCGCTGCCCGAGATTCCGCAAGAGCATTTGCAGGAGCAGTGGGGTCTGATACGATCGGCTGACCCAGATCAAGCCCCGCCCGCACCGACTCCCGAGGCTGTTGTACGGGACCCTGAGTCTTTTGAAAGCAGCCAAGCACACCTCAGTACAAAGCCAGTAGTACCAGGATCCGCCGCGCACGCAGTCTTGCCGTCTCTCAATGTAGGTGAGCAGGCATCTGCAGCTGTTCGCCCTGTTGATGCCGGTGCCGCCGCCACTGTTGCGTACGCGGAAAGCATTCGTGGAGGCGACGTGTCTCCACTGCCGCCGCAGCAGAGCATCTCGCCGGCAGCAGAGGCGAGAGCAGCATTCGCGAGAGAGGGCGACTCTGCCCAACCAACATTAGGTCAGACTCGGTCGACCTCGCCGGCGGACTTCTATGCCAGTCGCATCGTGGAGGGGATACCTGCCGAGGTGATAGGCGGCTCAACCCGTAGCGGAAAGTCTGCGATTGAATTGCCTTTTGAGACAGTCGTAGGGATGTCTGCTGTGCCTCTGCAGCAACCAAAAAATCACGCACGCCCAGCAGACCCTGTCGACCTGCAGACGTCTTCCGGTCGCACCGCCGACGCAGAGTTTGTTTTTCCAAGAGGTGCTGATGTCAACGCAGTGCTCAGGGAGTTCGCCAAAGTCGATCGACTGAGGATCATGGACGGCGTTCAGCTGCCGCCGTTCACGATACACAGCGTACCGATGCTGCGGCCGACGGCCCCTGTCGAGCCGACAGCTGTCACGACAGCCAAACGGTTTCCTGTCGAGCCTGAAGGGAGGTACGTGCTGTGATCTTCAAGTACGGATCATATTCACACGCAGTCGATGAGTGTGCCGTGCGAATCTCCACACAGGCGATCTTCGACGATTTGCGCCGGCGCATGGGTACTGTGTATGAGTACACGATTCTCGGAGTCAAACGCGTCCCGAGAGGTGCAAACGACACGGCTACCAAGGCGGCGTTGACTGCTGCTCTTGCTTCGATGGAACAGGCGTACGCTGTCGACTACCAAGATTTTGGTTTGTACCTGGCTGACGGTACGACTCCGACAAGACACGTCTTGTCGAATGCGGCAACATTCGGCGGCGTGAAGGTGTTGATGCCTCCGCGGTATGACCAAGGGCCGTGGGGCCAGCAGGTCGAATACCTCGACGCGCGCACGTATGCGATTGTTCTGCGCGCGGAAGTGCGAACAGGCAGTGGGTTGCACAGCTGGAAGCACCGGGTGTCGATTCAAGGCACTGGTGGCCCCAAGTGGGTCTACTCTCCGCAGGAAAGCGGGGAGCCGCAGCGACAGCAGCTACAGAGCGCCAGCACATTCCTGTACCTGCAAGAGGGCGAGGCCGTTGGTCGCACAGCGTACCCCTCAATACCGTCACCGTTATACCCATCAATCGAACACGAAGAGATGCGTGTCATCACGTACGACGCACCCGCGGATTTGAGTCCGCAGGGAAATGAGATGTATCGTGTGCAGTGGCGGTATGTCATGGAGGCAACCACCGCACAAGGCTTCAGTTCGTTTACAATCCCACCGATTGTGTAGGAGCAGGGCATGCCTTGGTCTTTCCCCGGAATCCTCCGACCGGTCAGTTGCGTCTATACGCAGACTACCGGGTTTGACCCAGACGTGGCATCTCTGGTGGCTCTTCCACAGGATTCCAACTTCCCGGCGCAGGGTACGCTGACGATGTCTTGGGACGGTACGTCAGTTACGCTACCTCAGTGTCTTATTGATCTCAGCTCTGTTCGATTTGACGGGGGTGGCCGGCAGATCCACATTGTCCTGAAAGACAGGCGAGTGTGGTGGACACGAGCGGCACCTGTCAGCGGCAGTTACAATGTTCCGAGAGCTGGAGGTGTGTCCCGGCCTCTGGGACTTCGCGACATGGCTTCTTTGCTTTTGACGGCAATCGGAGAACCCTCGGCGAATGTGAGCGTGCTGCCAAACGACCACTTCATCCCCGTGCATTGGCAAAACGCTGATCCGCTGACTGAGCTTCGACAGTTGTTGGACTCTGTCGGGTACTCTTTGACACTTGGGTTTGGCACTGAGCCAGTCAAAGTCGTAAGACTTGGTACTGGTTTGTCGTTGCCGACGACTCTTCGGTTTGTGTACACAGATGCGTTTGACCCGGCGGTGCCCCCTCGATGGGCCAAGGTTGTTTTTGAACCGTCTTGGATGCAGGCCCGATTTTTTCTCGAAGCAGTCGGTCGAGAGACTGATGGCTCGTGGAAGCCGATCAACGAGCTAAGCTACGCGCCTGACACCGGAGCCGTTGACGCCAACGGAAATCCAGTTAAAGGCTGGGAGCTGACACCGCCCGTCTCTGTACAACCCGATGGGGGCATACTTGACGCCGACGACAAAGAGCAAGCAGATGGGTATGTTCGGCGAGCATACCGTATCAAGGGTTTTGCGGCGGGATCTCCAGCCACGCCAGCAGACCCAAATCCAGCGTCCTGGGCAATGCCCGACGGTAGCGGCACGGTCAATCAACGGTGGCAGGTGTTGCCTCTAAAAAACCATCTGCTTGCGGCAGATAACACCCGAGAAGACGAGTCGTACCGGCGATATTTGGTTTACGGTCGATACACAAAAGAGGAGGACGACGACAACGCAGCTGCACCACCCAACACAGACGCAACGGCCGTTGGAGATCGAGTTAAACGGTCGCACGTCTTTGACGGCGAGGAAGGCATGGTGTTCTTCAATCGACCGATCTTTTTGACACACGAAGGCAAGTGGTATCCTGCCGAGCTATACTTAGAGTGCACCTTTGAGTTGCGACAGTTCAGCACAGGCACGCTTGTGTGTGCTGAATCACAGCAGGAGGTGGCTGCTTCTGGTGTTGGCTACCACACGATACGGCTTGAAGACAGGAAAAAGACAGTAGTTGAGTATTCAGCTTCGCAGACGCAGGTGGCTGTCAGCACAAACCAAGGGTCTCTTGACACCAAAGCGACGGCTGCGATCAACGCCTCTCAGTCACTGTGGGCGCCAAAGGCGGGGCAGCACTGCACATATGCAACACCCCAACTGGGCCTTCGATGTGACGGTGCTGTGCTGCAAGTACAACACATCTTGACTTGTGGCGAGGGGGCACACGCGGTCAACAGAACGATCGCTTCAAGACAGATCGAGTTTGACCGGGGGGTGCCGAGCTCGTCTGTGAGAAGAGCCCATGCGATGGCTATTCTTGGTGTTCCAGCTGTGATAAGATGGCAGCAAAGAGCAATCAGGGAGTGGGGTGATGGTGCAGAATAGGACGCAAGTTGAGGTACAGAGAGACGCGACGGGCTTGACGGCGGTCATTCCTTGGAAGAATCTTTCAGGGGAAGAGGTACCGGCGCACGCCGTGGTGCACATGCGAGGGCAGTTCGAGTCTGGGTCTGCGTTTGGGCGAAAGCCAAACGCCAAGTACGGTTTGTTTTTTGTAAACGGCTCTAAGCCTATCGCGTCTGGAAAGATGTCTGAAAGCCTGCTGTGGGATCGCCCCCGCAGTGTGTTGGTTGACGGCTTGGTTGCCGTTGGCCAGGAAGTCGGACCGGTCATCGATCAGTGGTACATGTCTTCGGCAGGTGTTGGCTTTCGTGTGGTTCATCAGCCGGTCAACGGGGTCGCAACTGTGATTCCGGCTGCCAGTGAAAAATCACCGCCCGATGATGCGGGTTGTGGGTGTGAGTGCGTTGAAGAGTACGACCTGATAATACAGCAGGACGACCCTACCGCACCCCCAATCAGGACAGTCAGACGGTGGAGTGTTGAATACAAAGACTCAGTCGTGTTGGTGTTCGGTCAGTACACAGTGACGCTGCCTGCAGGCGTCTACTCGATGACTTGGCGACAGTCTTCCAGCGATTGGTTTTTGGATGTGGGCGACTACCTGACAGTGACAGACGGTACGGGCGATGACGTCACCAGCAGCGTCATCCTTGACGGCACACTAACACTGTCTCTGCCAGCACCCGGCGAACAGAGTGAGCTGCAGCTGTGCGTCAGCCTCGACACCCCTGTGACTCCTCCAGGGTATTGACATGACAACGCGATGCTACACTTGGCTGTCTGGTGTGGGCACATTTTCGACCGAATGTGCGCAACCCATGGAGCCTATGGTTGGTACTCCGGGGTGCCCCGTGTGTGTGACGCCACTGCCTGGTGCTGGGTTGGTGCCCTGTGACGCCTGCCCGCAGGTCAGCGGGTCGCCTCCGTCAGAGCGGGCCAAGTTTCGATATCGGTTGTCGATTGGTAGTGTGGTCAAACCAAATACAGATCCATTGTGGGTGTGGAATACCAATCTACCCAACAGCTACACAGCAAACAGCTGGGATCTGGTTCATCACGGAGACGTTGACTGCCTGTGGGTGTCAGCCGAGAAAGAGTTGGTGGTCTATTTTGACGACAACAACGACTCGCAGAAAATCACCACCGTCTACTTGACTCCGGTAGATGCGTTCAGTCAAACATGCTTGGATGGCACATCCCCTGGCATAGTCGACACCCCGGTTGTGGCACGCCCTCGGTTTGAGCTCGAAGTTCAGTGGGATTCGAGCAAGAACAAAGTGTTGTGGGTGCTGAGTGTGAACTGGAGGAGTGTTGTCAGCCACCCTCTGTGTGGTTTGTTTGGCAGGCCGAGTACAGAGTACATATTGAGGTTCACGGCATACAGTAACGACTGTCTGACGGTACCTTCATCATGGCAGCCCTCCGCTGGCGGGCCCACGGCAGCTTTTTACTCGACGGGTACTCCCCTAATGCGCAGCCCTTGGTTCTGGCTGCTGCCGAACACCAACTTTGTAAACAATTTTTACGTCTACTTAACGCTGACGGCGGTGTAGCATGTCTGTGCAGTGCGTGCGATGGCTGAGGCAGCCTGGAATGTTCCGGCAGCGGTGCAGTCACATGTATGCGCCAGAGTCCGGAGTCAACGGTGTCACAGACCGGGGCTGTCCTGTGTGCGTCCGCCCCAGCAACGGAGGTGCTGGGTATGTTCCGTGCAGCACCCAAACGACAAGCGGCTATTTTGACTTGGTTCCCGGGCCCATATGCAATTGGGTTCCTCCGGGCAACAGCAACTTTGCGTACGAAAACAACTTTCAGAGGAGGTACCTGCTGCGGATGCCGCCCATATACGGCATGGGTCGCCCTCCACGGTACGACAACAACCTATTTGGTCTTTGCACCTCCTCAAAATACGTTGGTGAGTTTTTGCTGACCAACTACGGATGCAGCAACTGCTGGGTGAGTGAGGAGCTACCAGTGTGTTCACTCGTGCAAGGCGATGACACCATATGCACTGAATGCTGCCGTTGCCTAGACCGGGACGAAAAACCAGTAGACCCCCGCAACTGCTGCGCAGGCCTGCCCTACGTGATGGACCCTTGTAGCATTGGTGCTTTCTGCTCTGAAGGCCGGCGGCGATTTGTGGTGCGTGTCGTAAGCACGACCACTTCGGGTGGTGTGCGTGAGCAGGCTTTTGTGCTGCTGGTTGTGTACTACCCGTTTGCTTTCGGGTATTGTGCGTATCAACAGTTTCGGACTGACATTGTGCTGGCTACCGGCGGGGATAGGTACAACTGTCGCACCTCACATCGATTTCTTTGGGTGCGGGACTGTGAGCCTGGCTTTGGCGGCCCTGGGTCCCCAAACTGGAGGTGCGGTACGACATACTCGCCGGTAGACCCCTTTAACGGCAGTAATCCTTCCTTTGGCGTTCCAGAAATCTTCCCAATAGACTGAGGTGGTGTGTGCCCAAAGCTGTAGGTAAGATACCAGAAGACAAGGCGTCAGCTTTGACGCTTCAGTTTTCAGAGCTGATACGCGGCAGCATCACTGGTGCCGGCATGCGTCGGCTATTAGTGCCCGATGAAACGTGTTGCTCCCGCGTGGCTGCAATCAAGGACGCAATCCATGCGGCTGGAGGAGAGCCCTCTGGCTTTGCAATAGGCAACGCAATATCACGGGGGTTGTCTGCTGTGGGCATCACCGAGGAGAGAGTCTCCGCGTTGGTGGGGCCGTGCGGTTGTGACGAGAGGAAGAGCCTGCTGAACCGCGCTGGGTGGGCTGTTCAGCATGCGATAGGGGCGGGAGTGGGCGATGGGTGATCGAGTCTTTCTCGGAGTGTTTCCTGAGAGCAGTGCCACTGCTGTGGCAAGTCGGTTTCCTCAGGTGCTGTTGGGCAGCCGTGACTCCTTCGGCCGCCGCCGGGTGTACAGCACAGCAGCGTTTAGACTTTCAGCACTGGCAGAGTTGGCTCCACGAATCGTAGAGTCGCAGTCTCCGGTGCGGTTTGTCACGACGCAGCAGTTAGCTGTTGACACGCTGAAGCTCTTGCCGCGAATCCCGGCAGACGTGGACGCCATTGCGGGGGTGTCTCGCAGCGGTCTGGCATCGGCATCCATTCTTGCCATGACGATGCACCTACCTCTGCTGGTGGTGCGGCAAAGCGAGAAGGATGTTGTTCCGGCGGGGCATGGGTTTCGACTGCAGGGTACAGATCGTCCGGCGCATGTGCTTGTTGTTGACGACACTTCGATGACAGGCCGCAGTTTGCAGGACACGATTCCTATTGTGCGTGGGACGGCCTCGCAGGTGACGACGGCGACGGTGTATTGTGCGCCTGACAGCAAGCGGATGCCTGACCTGTGGGCGGAGACGTTGCCATACCCACACTTTTTGGAGTGGAATCTGTTCAACAGTGTCTTTCTGCCAGGCATGGCGTGCGACTTTGACGGAGTGTTGTGCGAGGACTGCCCCGCGGCTGTCGATGACGATGGACCTCAGTACGTTTCCTGGATGCGCACCGCCCCTTTGCGATACGCCCCCAGACGCGGTCGCATCCCGCTTGTGGTGACTGCTCGCCTCCGCAAGTACGCAGGAGAGACACGTCAGTGGCTGCGGGAGAAGAGAATTGATGTTGACGTTTTGCAGATGAGGGGGGAGCCAACTCTGCAGGAGAGACGGGCGAGGTACACCCCCGAGTGGAAGGCGGAGATGTTTGCCGCTTGGGCTGCGAACCAGATAAACACCGGTCTCCCCGCCATCTTTGTGGAGAGCTGTGTGGAACAGTCGCACAGAATCGCAGTCGCACTGGGCCGGGACCACACTCGGTCGTTTGCTGGTTTTACCGGGGTGTACGTGGTCTGCCCAGGTGAGGCAAGAGTCTGGCAGGTCGTCTGAGATAGACGGCACGGTCCGGGGCTGGTACGATCCTCTCGGGAGGCGACCCATGGCTGATGCTTTTTTCGACCCCACGAAGGGTCCGGTTTACGACTACTCGAAAATGAAACCACGGCCACCGGCCCGCTACGTCGACACAGACAAGGTGGCGGTCCATCCTGTCGTGCGGGCACTGGCCAGCCCCGACGGATCGTGGCCGCACAGGTACTCACCCTCAGTAGCCATTCGGATGGTTGAGGAGGGTGAGGGGCATGTTGGCAAGACCAGTGAGAGATATGGGCGGAGCCTTCAAGACTACGGTTTTGACAAGGCCGCCGAGGAGTATTTCGACACCTCGTGGCGGCCCGGGGTTTGGGCGAAGAGATCGGCCAGGCTTGCTGCGCTGTCCGCATCTAAACGTCCGGCACCCAACCCGTACAACCCAGCACAGCCGGTAGTCAATCCCCTTACACGACCGTTTGCCTCTGCGCAAGACCCCCGCCGCAATTCGCCTTGGAGCGTTGTCGGTACTGTCGCACAAGGTTTGGTGGACGCTCAGTGGCCTGTCGGCCTGACGACACGAAGCGCACACCCGCAGTCGCAAATGTTTCATCCGTTCACGCCCGTAGGACCAGAGGTTGATGACATGAACCCGATCACAGCACGCCGTCGGATGCGGTCGCCATACATCATGACAGGTATGATGCAGCCGCCGGGGTTTGTTTTTCCGCAGCCACCAGCTGTCGGAGAAGAGGTTGGTGGGAGCAAGCCACGAGTAGACGCCGAAGATCTTCTGGGGCTGCGCGCCGACAGAGCCCCGGCTGTCTCGCGTGAGACTGCCCCTCCAAAAAGGATATACACACAACCCGGTCGGCCCGGTAGGTTTTTAGATCCGTATCACGATGAGATGATGACAAAACACCCTCTTTCAACCCTCGCGGATATAAATACCCCCGGATTCGACGTACTGACTCTACGAAGACCTGTCGTCAGCGTCAACGAGGCTGCGGTTGATATCCCGCGAATGCCTCCTCGGGTGAGTGGGTTTCAACTCCGGGAGCAACAGGCAGCCGACTCGCAGGCGGCATCACGGTTGCAGTCGCGCATGCCAGGTCCCTTTACTTTGACAGGACCGCCACCTTTTTCTGACATCCTTTTGCAAGAGCAGCAGCGACACGACGCACTTAGTCGGATGCAACGTCCGGCGTGGGGGTCGGACGAAGGGGGCCAGCTTCCTTCGTTTTTACAACAAAGCGAGTACAGCTTAGAGCCGGGTATGCGAAGCATCATGCCTTCTCTGATGGCAGTGGGGTCTGGGATCGGACCAGCAGCAATGCTAGCAATGCAAGGGTCCCCGTTTAGCAGCAGTCAGCAGATCCCTCTGGTGACAGACTTTGACCGTGCCCGGAGAAACGCCTTCCTTGGTGTTGAGGGTGAAGGTCCACAGCCCGCACCCACAAACCGCAGGCAAAACCCTGTGGATCGCATGACGGATGACGCCATGCGTCAAGGTCTGACTTCGGAGCAAATAGTAGATTGGGATCAGAGCCTGGCAGAAATCACTCAGAAGCTGGACGAGTTTAGATTGGGGTTCCCAGAAAGAGCCTTTTCGCACGAAAAAGCCGCCGATATACGCAAAAGCATGATGGGCTTGCCTGAATTCGAGCGAAGCTATTTTGCGCAAGAACACCCAGATTTTGCCGGTTTGAAACCGGAACACAAGCAGCTGCTCATGGCAGATGCGCAGCGCCGAGGTACGCACGGGGACGCAATCCTGAACAGAAGGCCTGTTCCTTCCCAGGAAGAGATCGCACAGTACCGCAGTCGCAACCCCAACGCAGATATGAACCCTATTCGTAACAGAGCACACCTTTCCGGTGGTGCCCTGTCCCCGGACAGTCCCTACGTCACGGGCGGTCAGAACACCCCATCGGGGTTGCTGCCCGGCAGTATCGACGCAACACCCAGCGGCTGGTATGAAAGATACCAGCAAGGCCAAGCTCTTGCCCAACTCGACGCAAACGACGAGAGGCTGCAAGCCCCCGGCGGTCATGACGAGTTTTACCTGAACCGGACACGTGCCATGCTGGATGGCTCTGAGACTGAGACAGAGGAGTACAAGGGTACTCTGAGATATGCCGATGACCCAATGCAGAGCCGCAGGAAGACATACGGCATGCAGTCTGAGCGTTTCGTGGGCCCGGGCAATAGTACCGGTATGTACGGCACGAACAGACTAGGGGCGCTCCGCGCCCTCAACCAGACAGGACGTCTGGAGTATAACACAGGCCTCCAGGACGAGCTTCGCCGTCTTGAGGGTGCCGCTGAGGCGTCGGCACAGGCCAAACGAGATTCCTTGCCTGCGCGAAAAGCAGCAGCAGCTGAGCGTGCTGCCGCCAAGAAAAACAAAACCCTCGAGCGCCGTAACCGCGCAGCATTGGTCCGGGCTGTGAATGCCGGTGTGCTGCCTGCCACTGCTCTGGCAGCAAACCCGATCAGCAGCAGTGCTGGTAGTTCGCCGAGCGCACTTTCGATGGCGGCACCAAACACCGCACAAAACCAGCAGGATCGAGCGGCTATCCGCAGCAACTTGGTGACTGGTGTTCGCGACGACGGGACGCCATTGTCGCCATTCCTACATGCCGTTTCACAGAACCGAGACGTAGACGCAGAAGATCCGACGTCCGTTTTGTCATCGGCACACTCGTACATGGTGGAGAGTGGAACCGATGTCGCCGAAAGCGATGTGTTGGATTTGTGGACTTACATGAGAGCGGCAACTGACAGCGGATATTGGCTTGACCAAAGATACAAATCGGAAGCGGCGAAGTACCAAGGGGGCCCTGAGTTTTTTAGAGTGCTACAAGACTTGCGGCAGACCGACAACCTCACTTCGCAGCAGAAATCAGTCTTTGCGAGACGCATCAACAGCCTGAGAGACAAAAGCAAACAAGAGATCGAAAGAAACAGGTATCAATACCAAGACGCACCCATGTATCCAACATTCAACTGAGGCAGCCCGTGGCAACGCTTGAAGAGCTTCTCCGGAAAACAACATCACCGGTCGCGACAAGCCAAAGCCCTACCTCTCTACTCAGCCAAGTCGGAGAGGCGGGCTTGGGGGCTGTGGCCTCGCTCGGCAATTTTCTCGACCTACCCGGCTCGATCGTTCGAGACATCGCGGGTGGGGAGCCCGTGTCAAATTGGTTTGACCAACTGGCCAGTCCTCTCTCTGCAGAAAACCGGCTTTCCGGCCGAGATGTGCTGACACGATGGGGTTTGACTTCTGCGAACAAAGAAACAGGTATGTCTGGCTGGCTCAGCGACCCCATGGAGGGGGTCGCTGATCTGGCTGGCTTCGGCGCTGAACTCGCTCTGGATCCTTTCGGCCCTCTCGCTGGTTGGCTGGCC